TTTGCAGCAGTACTAATTGCTTTTTCTAATACGATGAATAGTCTACGAACATTAATTCTGTCGAATGCAGAAGGTCGATTTAATAAAGTTTTATCACCAAATAGTAATGTACCTTGTCCAGGTAATGATACTAATGGATTAATTCTTGCTTTATATAATGTGTCTCTATCTGCTTTCTTAGGATTGAATGCTAATTTTGTTACCCCGAGAAGTTGTCCTCTGTTAACACCTGCTGGTGAGAACCATGCATCTGCAACTCTATCTGCATTTGCACAAAGACCTGCTTGGTGACCAGATGCTCCAATATATCTGTATACGTCGTTATATTTGTCGTACACATAAAGAGCACTTGAATCAACTGCAGCATATGAAGTAGATGTTAAACCATCAGCAAATGCTTTTACATCTGCAGCTGGTGAAGAACTACCTGCTGTATCTTCTATTGGAGGTGAAACAAAAGCCATACAATCTTTTCTGGCAACTGCTATTGATATGATATCGTTTGCAATGGTATTTGCACCATTAGCATCAGGAGCAGCAAAAAGAAGATTTACATCTTCAGTTTCAGCATCCTCGAATAAATCATATCCTAGAGCAATTTCACCAGTTGTTGGTGCGTTATCATCTGAACCACCACTAAGTGAATCAGCCTGAATAGCATCAGCAGTTGTAAATGAACTTTGGTTTGCAATTGTATTTCCAGCTTCGGTAAATGACGCATCGTGTCCTAACCACCAGATATATTCTGATTGAGAGTTAACGACGTCTTTGTAGAAATTACTTGTACCATCTCCCTTTTTAGCATCTGAACCTTGTGATACAAATGCAAAAGTTTCTAAAACAGTACCAGTAGTACCTGAAATAGCACCATCTTCATCTATAACAACGATGTGTAATTCGTCATTTGATGATGTTTGGCCTAAGTCAGATGCATATCCTGATGTACCTGGAGCAGCATCAAACTGTCCAGCATGAGCCCAACCAGAAAAACCAGTTGAGTTAGAACATACTTCTACTTTTAAGCTATTACCTAAAACGCCAGGATATTTTGCAGCCCAAGGTCCTTTCGAACTCTGTGCACCGCCAGCATAATTATTATCATAATCTTCATCGTTTTTAATGAGTTGACCAGAGCCATCAGCAGTCGCGTTATCGTGACCACTCGCTACTCTAACCACTTTCAGCGCGTTTCCATATTTAAGAAATGACGCAGCTACGAGAAAGTATTTTGCAGTATTAGAATCTGGAGTTCCAAATTTCTCTGCTAATTCTTTTTCAGAACCAACAGTAACTATTTGGTCAACCGGACCCCAATTAAATGAACCAGCAAATCCACCAATTGATGATGAAACAGCCGGAACAACACCGGTAGCATCGATCTCTTTGATCTCTACGCCGGGTGATACTTGAAATGCCATCGCTTTATCCTCTATGTTATTGAGTTAGTTAATAAGTTTACATAATACGAATAATCAATACTATTATTTATAATATATTGTATCCTATAAGGTCCACTTTTCTATTTGTACTACATCAGTTTTTATTTTTTCTTCTGTAAAATGTTTTTCGTCTTTAAAATGATTTAATATATTAACTGTTAATCCTTTTTTAATTTTTTCGATACCACCAAATCCAGGCATGCTGTTAACCTCTAGTATATAAGGTTGTTCCTTTTCTCTATCCTTTGCAGGTAAAAAATCAACACCTACTAATCGACCTTTTACAACTTCAGCAGCCTTTATTGAATCTCTTTTTTCCAATTCAGTTAATTCAATTACACCTGTTTTTGCTCCCAATGATGCATTACTTCTTATATCGCCCTCGATTACTTCTCTTTTCATTGCACCTAAAATTTCGCCATCTAGGATTACAACTCTAACATCATATTCAATTTTAATGTATTCTTGTATTAATAATGGTAAATATTTTTTATATAATTTTAACATTTGAACTGAGGCATGTAATGATCGTTCGCTCTCAACAACAGTAACACCAACACCAGTTTGTGAACCGGTTGATGTTTTTAATACCATTGGAAATCCTGTACCTAATTCATCTACCGCTCTCGCAGTATCTTCTGAATAGGATAAGGCAACTGTTTTTGGTGTTTTTAATCCTTCTTTTCGACACATTATATCTGTAAGGTATTTACTTGTACATATATTCCATGTATAAACACTTGGTATTGTAATAAAACCTTCTAATTCCAATTGTCTGACTGTATCAATCCAACTTCTACTACTTGTAAAATCAACAGTTCCCATACCTCTTGGCATTAATATAGTATTTCTTGGGTCTATTTCTATAGGTTTTTGATATTGCTTTTCTAATCTATCCTTTTGGTCTGGTAATATAACCTCGCCTTTATCATCAAAAGGAAATGAATGTATAAACCTTTTACCATTCTTTTTAGATAAATATAAACCTACAAAATCAACATTATAAATTTCAATACCAGTTTTCTTTGCTGATATATTTAATAATTTTATAAGCTCACCTAAACTGGTGTCTTTAACATCTCTAACCATTTCAGCTGAGTGATTAAATATAATTAATTTATATTTTTGCATTTCCTTTCCATTCCTGTTCGAACCAAATATTTCCATCTTGGTCCTTATCATATTTATAACTTTCGTAATTTCCACTTTCTACATAACCAAAAGGTAACATATCATCTTGGATTGCTTGTAACCTTTCTTTATATAACATATTTTTCATATCAATATTAGTTAAGTTTTGGAATACATCTGTTGTGGTAAACCATGCGAATAAAACTAAATTCATCATTAAATCATCATGATTTGGTGCAATCGCCTGAAATGAACTACCTCTGGACACAAATGTACTCATTTCGATTATTGTTTGTGCATCGTATATTTTTAATTTTTTCTGTTCAATTAAATCCTTAATACTGGAACAACCAATTCTTTTAACTCTTCTGGTCATTGTTGCTCCTAAAGCATTTGCCTTAACTGTGGATTCAACAAACATGTTTTCGTATTCCAAATCATAATATAAACCATTACAAACAACAGCACCTTGGTCATTACTTTCAATTACAACATATGCCTCGTTATATGTTTTTGCATATTTGTATATTAAATCTGGAAATAATAATGGTGATAAATTGTTATCTCTAAAAACACAAACCTGTTCAAACGTTTCTTCTGTTACATCAATAATTGTAAATGTACTATAATCCTGGCTACGCCCTTTTGAAACATCGACAGTCATTACATACTCATGACCTTCAATGGGTTGCTTGTATATAAAGGTATTTTCTTTATAAAATTCTGGGTCCTTACTCTGTTGTGCTAATAAGTGATTTGCACTAATTAATGTATTGCCACGACCATGGAATGTATTACCAAACTCCTGCTCAAATTGTAATTCAGAAGTATTGTTTATTGTTTCTTGTTTCCACTTTTCATCACGGCCTGGAACGTCCCACCAATCAACTCTGAATGCTTTAAACTCATTTGTTCCTTGCGATGCTCCTTCCCACAGTTTATGGTATATATTACCAATACCATTTGCTGTAGATGTAATCACAATCTGTGTATCCTTACCAGCAGATACCACAGGATATGTAGAAGTATAAAACTGTGCATCATTTTCGACAAAAGCGAACTCATCTAAAAACAATAAATTAATGGATAAACCCCTAATTGAACTACCAGATGTCGCTGATGCAATTATCTTTGAATTATTACTAAATTCAATCGAACCTTTATTTAATGCTTTACACCCAGGCTGTAAAAAGAATGGTAAATTTTCTAATGCAAGTGTAATCCTTGCCAACATTTCTCTTGCTACAGCACCCTTATTTGCTAATATTGCAATTGTTTTCTCTGGGTGAAATACAGCATACCATAATAGATATACGACAGATGATATTGATTTACCACTTTGTCTACAAGCCAAAACAATAGAAAATCTATTGTTCTTAAAATGCTCAAACATTTTCTCTTGATATGGATATAAATTAAATGGTACTAAACCTTCGTCAAGTGAAATAATTTTAACATATTTCCTTGCGAAATATGCTGGTTCTTGCATACACTTCTGATACTCTAGAATTTCCTCTTTTGTAAAAGAAGTTTCGACACCATCTCTTTTGACATTTGGATTACCTAGGTAACCAAATTCATTATTCTTGACTCTCTGCATCTATTACATTATCCTTATTTAATAACATTCTCTGTAGGTCAGCTGTGCTTCCTACAAAAACATTATTATTTGTCACTTTTTTAGATTCCTCTCGCTCCTCTTGGGTCAAGTCTCTTTTTTGTTTTTGTAAAGCCATAAGTTTTTCTGTGGTATCACCAATGTTTTTAATTGTTTGTGATAACAATTCAAATCCTCTTGGATGTTCTGATTCTCTTGCTAATTCTGCAAGGACATCCATTGACCTTGTACCTGTATAAATTAAATCTTTATATGTTTTACGAGAAAATTCGTAATCGTCTTTTATATCCTTATCGAATTTAATAGGTCTATTTTGTTTTA